ACCCTATAAACTAACACATATAAATATAAACAAATTTTTCTTTATTAAATTTTAGATTCATCTAATAGGTTTTTTTCATCAAGCATATCCGATTTTTCATTTAAAACCGTCTTTTTTGATGAAATACCATTTATATATTCTCGTGCCAGTTTTTTAGCGTTTGTGTTTAATGTTCTATCATCTCTCTTTCTTTCCTTATGATTTTCCTTATCTCCCAATGGGTCTCTACCATATGGGTGCTTATCTTTACCATAAGTGTTTCCTTCTCTTGGTCTACCAACCTTACCCTCTATTTCAGTTTTTAATTTTTGAATTTCTTCTTCCACATTTTGTTGTTGTGGTGGATTTGCTGGGTCCTGTCCTTGTTGTTCAATTGAAGTATGTCTGAAACGGTCTTTAAGGTCTAAGATTACTTTAGCTCTTTCAATATCAATCTCGTCCTGTGATAATCCAAAGATATTGTGGTAAGCCCAATCAGATGATAACATATTTAATGCTTTTGCATCCGATGCCAATCTTACTTTTTCAGACCATAAATTTACTTTTTCTTGCTCATAAATTGTAGAAGCGTTTGTCAAACTCAATTCAAAGTTTGTCATTTCGGAATCTTCTATACCATTTGCTGCCAAATGTACTACTGCAATTTTTGCTAATTCACTAACAACCGTACGTTGAATTCTTTCAATAGTTCTTGCAAAACGAACATCTTCTGCAGCCAATGTAGCTTTACCATTAACATTCTCATCATAAGATAAGTAAGCCTTTGGTACTCTTAATGCTGCAAATAATTTATTTTTTAAGTAATCAATATCTTCAATAGCTGCATATTCCAATCCTTGAAGATTTTCTATATTAGTTCCACTATCACTACCACGAACAGGTAGGAAGAAATCTTCGGTAAGGTTTTGAATATTGTATTTTAAATTGTAATCACCAGTATTCTTATCAACAAAAGGAGTTTTCTTCATTTTATTGATAATCTTCTGCATATAGTTATCCACTTCTTGTGGTGGAATGTTACCAATATCTATTTTAAATACTCTTTTTTCAGGTGCTCTCATAATACGATGAATCAACATCGCATCTTCCATAAGTGATAATTGCTTCCAAATTCTTCTTGCACCTTCAACCATAGATTTACCATAAGGTAGGAAGTTAGTATCTGATAACATTCTAAAGTGAGCCATTTCATATTGCTCATACTCTTTTTTGCCAAAACGGTCCAATTCAACCTTATACTTTACATAATCAGGATTGTTAGGGTCAGTTCCCTCTAATCTTTCTACATTATATGTTGAGTGTGGTGCTACATTAATTACACCTTTACCAGGCATAATTTCCAATGCTAAGAAAGCATCACCATATTTTACTAAGTTTCTAATCCAAGGCCATAAGTTAAACTCCACATTCATTATATCATAGAATAGATTGTGAAGCATCTCTCTTACGTTCTCATTAGTGGATTTGATTTGAAGTACATCACCATATTCGTTCTTAGTTGTACTTTCATCTGCATATATATCTAAAGCAGAACCAATGATTGGGTCCATATCCATAGCATCATAATCTCTAAAAAGTTCTCTACGAACTTGATGATATGCCATTGATTGTGCTCCCTGATGGGTTTCATAGTATGAACGTTGTAATTTTGTATATCTATCTCTTAGATTTACAAAGTTAGTATTCATCTGTCTATCTTCAACATCTACTACTCTGCGTTTACCATCTTTATCAACGGTTACGATTGCGTTAGTTGAAAATAGTTTTTTTAGTCTCCCAAAGAAACTTCTATCGTCTTGGAATTGTTCTGCCATAATTTATTTTACCATTTTCTACAAGACCAATATCTTGCTTTAGTTCTTGGACCAGGATTATCACAATTATGTCTTGCTCTAAAATTAGCCCTTCTACCAGGATTATTTTTCTTAATCTTTACTCCTTTCTGACCAAAATTTACTTTAATAACTTTTCCAGTCTTAGGATTTTTAACATATACCTTAAATTTTTTTACATCACCCGCCATTGGTTTACCCAATTTTACTTCTCTACCTTGATATTCAGCTTCGTAAACACAATTACATCCAGCTTCGTCTAAAGAAGTTTGATAAGATTTAAGATAATTAATAAAATCATCCATATCTTCTTGTTCCACATCTAATTCATCATAATCATCAATTGGGTTATCTGCCGGTGTATCTCCTTTTGAATACGCTTTATCTATGTATTCATCTTCTTTTAGGATATTTGTTAATTTAATCATTTTAGTCTCCTTTTTTGTATTTTGACATATACCATAAATATCAGTATTTACTAAAACACCAAATTTATATCCATTGAGTTAAGTCTTCAAAATCATCACCAATTCTCATTTTCCAAGGGTTATCATCTCTATCTGCTGGTCCATAAACTCCAGAATGTTGTAGATTTGATGAAATTCCACCCACCGCTCGTTTTGTAAGGTCAATTCCTTCTTGTCTTAAACGAAGTGCAGTATCTCTAACCCACAATCCAATACAAAAAGCCATAGTAAGGTCATCGTTATAACTTTTCATAGCTTCCGCTCTACCATTAATGAATATGAAAGTAAATAATTCATCTATTAAACGATTAGAACGAATTGTTACTGATTTTTCTCTGAAGTATTCATCTAATTTAGAAATAATAAGTGGTCTTGTTTTTGAAGTTGTTGAAAATCCAGCTACCATTTGTCTTTCATCCGCACGATATTTATTTCTCATTTGGTTTTCAACATCTACATATTTTAAATCTTTACTCATATAGAACAAATTCTTATATTGTCTATCTATGCATTGCTGAATACAAGCCCATCCAATATTTGAATTTTCTATTACTAATAAAGCGTCATTATATTCAGTAGAAAGATTTACCAAAAAGTTTCCAAAATCTTTTGTATCAATCTTACCTTTATATTCTGCTACCTGAGTTGCATTTATAATATCCATTACATGACACGCAGAATAGTCAGAACCGTCTCCTCTGGCAACGTCAGCTACAACCATATAAGAACCATTTGCGGTTGGATATTCCCATCTCCAAAGATTTCCATCAAATCCAGTCTTTTCAACTGGATCTTGACAATATGTTTCTTTATAAAACATTAATAATTCAGGATCAATTACCGTATCACCAGAAGATACGAAATCGCAATCACACTCTTGAGCGGCTTTCTTTTGTCCCAATAATTTTTCTTGCTCATCTCTCCAATTCTGGTCTCTTTCAGGATGCACAGTCCAATGTAATCTTATTGTATTGAATGGGTTTGTTCCTTCTTCTGCATCTAACCAAGTTTTATGAAACCAATTACCCACACCATTTGGGGTAGAAAGTGCAATACAACTACCACCCGTTGATAATGTAGATTGTGCAGATACCCAAATCTCATCAATATCTTCAATGAACGCAGCCTCATCAAATATAAGTAAGGAAAGTGCTTCAGAACGTCCGGCGTCAGGAGAACTCGCAATAGCTTTAATTTGAGAACCATTATGTAAACGAAGGGAAAGTTTATTATCTTCCAAAGAACCACCCTTTAACCAAGAAGGAAGTAGTTCGTGCATAACTCTTACTTTAGTTACTAAGTTTTTTGCTACTTCTTGTTTAGTAGCAATTACCAATATATTAAAGTCTGAATTAAATAACATATTCCACAATGAAAATCCAGCACATAGAGTAGAAATACCAGTTTGGCGTGATTTAAGAACTATATTAAAACGATTGTCTTTAAATCCTGTTAATGTCTTTTCCTGAAATGGGAAAAGGTGAAAAGGTATTTTACCTCTCACCGGATGCTGAATCATACAATACTTTTTCATAAAGTGTATTGGGTCACTAGCACACTTTTTATATTCTTCAGCTATTATCTCTTTTAAAGATTTCTTCTGTGTTATTCCTAAATTCTGAGCCATTAGTCTTTTGGTGGTTTTACTAAATCGTAGTTTTTATCTTTAAGCTTTTCCCAAGTTTCATTTCTCCATTTTTTCGCTTGCTCCACTTCTCCTTCATATAATGTGATATCGGATAGTATTTCTGCTTTAATTTCGTTTACGTCTTTTTCTAAAACCCATTTTTCAATTTTACCATCCTCATGCACAAATTCATATTCTTGTTTAGCGTCATTATACGCTTGATTTAATTTTTCAATAAGGTCTTTTCCACGTGAAATGATATTTGAAAGCATTTTATAATGTTCATATTCTTCCCATAAACCATCATTCTTAATTTCTGCTTCTTTTTTAGTCAAACAACCTAAACAATATCCAGTTTTAGATACGAGTTTTTTATCAACTCTACTTAATTTAATTGTTTTACAATCTTTAGATGAACAACTATTTAATTTATCCAAATATGCTCTAACTTCGGACATAGTTTCGGAAAGTTCATTAACTCTAACTTTACCATATTCTTTTTGTTCCCAAGTCTTACCTTCGGAATCAGTCCAAACTTCTCCTACTTCTTTTTTACGATTTTTTTCAGCTGCATCTTCTGAATTAGTGAATGATATTTGAGTGTTTTTTTCGTATTCACCACCCGTCAATACCATGTTTACCAACTTTCTACGAGTTGGATGCATATATTTTTTTTGAAATTCCTTTGACATATTATATCTGATATATTCGTATATATAAGTATATCAAAATTAAATAAAACAAATATTTTTAAAAGAAAATACCTAATATTTGATTAAGAGGTGCAAAAGCGCCTGTTAATTTATATGTACTACCATTGTAAACAAAAACAATACCTTCATTTGGTACGATTTTTTCAAACCCACCTAAAGCTTCCAATCTTTGTAACTCTAATTTTAATTTTTCTATTTTTTTAGGGTCACCACTTGCTTTTACTTGTTGTATAGTTGATTCCAATCTACTAACCATTTGACGTTTGGCAGATTCAGGATTTGCAGTTAAAACTGAACTCATAAATGATAATACTTCCGCTCCAACACCTAAGAATATTTCTTCAAATTTCATTAGGTTTTGTTTTGATATCTTTTGTTGGTCTTGTTTATCAGTTTGTTCAGCCCAAGCTTTTAATTTAGGGTCTTGAATTGTTGCTATTCTAAATGATTTATCACCAAAAGCCCATCTTTTAACCAATCCTATTTTTTCTTGTGTATCTAATTTTTTTGCACCTTTTTCTACAAACTTAGTCCACCAAGCTTGATGATAATCCGCAACTCCATCGGAATCAGATAGTCCAAATTCTTTTTGAAGTTTAGAAATCATAGAAATATATTTTCCTTGCTTTTTAGAAAGTTCTGCTGATTTTGGAAGTTTTTGTATTGGTGGTCCTTGAATAGTGTATTTAGATTGAACGTGCCCATTTACTTGCTTAATCATACCAGCCAATATTCTAGCTGCTTGTTGATTCTCACCAATTATATTTCCTTCTTTATCATATTCAAAAGTTCCGTGAAATACTAATAATGGTTGTCCATAAGGTATTACGTTTACCGAAGTTGGATATATTACTTCCAAATTCATAAAACAACTACCACCTTTGAATATCATTTTTCTTTGTGGTTCAGAAAGTGCAGATATTGCTTTTGATAAATCTTGCATAGCGAAATTGTAAGCATCGGTTAATCCACCTCTACCAGCAAACTTATCTGCTACTTGTCCTATTGTCATAGCACCAGCTCCTTTGTTTTTCAAATGAGATTTATTACGAGCTGCAACTAATCTACCATTTACCCAACTTACTGCTAATGCCTGTCCATCAGTTTTTTCTCTTGCTAATTCCAAATCACCATTAAGTGCATTGATTACAATTTGTTTAAGGTCACCAAATGTTAAACCCATTTCAATATCAAATGGATGTGCCATATGACCGTATGCACCACCTTCTAAAATTAGACCCTCATTTGTTGGTTTTTCTATTTTAGCTAATTTATCATAATAGTTAATATCTTCCCACAAATGGTCCATAGCTATTTCAGTTGCAATACGAACATCGGTTGTGTGTTCCATTTCAACTTTAATACCCTTCATTAATTTAGGTTTGATATATTCTTTTGCGTATTGTTTTGGGTCATAGTATCCTTTACCATCCCACTTCTTAGCTAAATCAATTAGGGTTTTACCTTTTGCTAAACCACCCGGTATTTGGTCTTCTTTTACAGGCTGATATTCTTCGCTACCATCTTTATCCAACTTAGATTTTAATTTTTTAACATCTTTTGGATTTGGAGCTCCATTGATATATCCACCAGCTAAACTTAAACCAACACCAGCTCCACCACCTAATCCTTCTTTAATATCTTTTTTGGGAATTCGGAATGTTACAGCTTTTTTACCATTGATTGTTGGCATACCCCATTCATCTTTACCTATGGATTTAACAACAACTTTTTTGTTCTTAAATTTACCCATTAAGATTTGGTCACCAAGCTTTACATTCAATTTGATTTCTTCATTAATACACTCTTTTAATTTCTTTAATTTAAGAGTAATCATTTTGAATATTTGGTCATCAAACTTAGGATATGCTTTTGTGAAATTCTTTTTTCTTTCAGCTTCAGAACCACTACTTAACCAATAACGAACATCAGTACCACTAATAGGATTTGGTTGTGAAGGTGCTGCATAAACATATCCTCTATCCAAATAAGGTTCAGTTACTTTACCTTTATATGGAGTGAAGTATTTACCACCTAAACGCGATGAATCCTTTTCACCTACAACAGTTATAAAACCAGTTGTATCTGAATCAAATTTATTTAATATTTCTTCTGGAGCGTATGGGTTTCTTACATTAAAGATTTTGTTTGATGGAATATCAAACATCTTTTG